CATTCAATTGTGAATTGTAAATATCAAACATTGCCTTACCTTCTATGGTATGTCTACCTACTTGCACCTCCTTAATCATTGGATGCTCATTGATTGCACCATTCATAATCCTTGATGCTACTGGATGGCTACCTATTGCCTTGTGTACGTTGTATGCTTCAAGGTTCATCTGTTCAGGTTTCAAATCAAGTAACTGATGGTGTAAACTAACACCTAACTCTAAGGCTACTTTTGCATAACTTATATCTCCAGTATAGTGTTTCTTGATTCGTGAACAAGATAATGCTGGATAGTAAACGAATTGGTCACGAGTCATCTTATCACTTGGGTTTTATGTTCGTAAATCTCAATACCTTCAATCTTCACCACTCCGCATTTCTCCATTGCTTTAGCAAGTGGTGTAAGCAAGTCTTGGTAGTCAAGGCACTCAGCAGCGAATAGTACATTAAGTACCATTGACCAATTTACCTCACCACAGATACGTGCTTTCTTAGTAACTCTGATGTTCTTAGGTTGCTCAGTATTAATTGATATTGATTGGTCAACTAACTGACCAGCTAATGTTGAGAAATCTTCAATGGCTACATTTTCTAATGCTTTCTCTGATTCAATTCTTAGTTTCTCATTTGCCTCACGTTGTACCTTTTCAAGTTCATTGTTATAATCTAACATCTTAGTCTTACTTGATTCGATGAATTTCTTTAATGGCTCAACTGCCTCTTTCTCCACGTCCATGATTTGCTTCTTGTATGCATCAAGTGGTGAGGTAATAGCCTTACGACTCGTTTCAATTGATTTAACGACATCATTTGCTAATTTGATAGTATGCTCTACAATGTCATAAGATAGTTTGTCTTCTATCTTATTTGGGGCATTATTGATTAGTTGTTGAGCCTTGAGATTATTAGGGTCATTAATGACCTTGTATAGCGAATCTATTTTTAATGTGAGTTCTGCTTTCATGGTAAAGGGTTTTTTAAGGGGGGTGATTTAATACCCCCCCCTTTTTTAATTAAAATGGTAGTTTAGTTGGGTCTTCTGAGTCACCTTGCATCCATTCAAAGTTACTTGGATTAACACCTTTCTCTACTTCAAAGGTTGGTGGTAAGTTGTTAACTGAATACTTAGTGTCATTCATTTGAGATTCCATGTAAGCAATGAACTCATCTGATAACTTAATCTTATCTTGAACGAAATCAGGTAGACTTCTGAATACATCCATATCGGGTTGCTGAGTAGAGAATACCAATGGTGGGTTAACTGCTGGAGGACATACCATCCCCTTAGGAACTGGTGTGATGGTTTGAATGTTAGCAAAGGTCTTATCTCCACTTTGTTTATGAATGATGTTAACCATGCACTCCTTACCAAGTAAATTGAAGATGTTAAATGACTTAGCCTCATTATCTGTTAAGGTCTTACCCATCATTGAATGCACATCTTTTCTTAGGGTGCTTTTCTCGTGCATTGATAAGGTGTACATATTACGAGCATAGAATGGTTGCTCTCCTTTGTTAGGGTCAAAGACTGCCGTTTCTAATGGTAGTTCAAAAAGGATTTGAACCTTTCTTTTTTTGCCACCAAACTGACCAGTTTGCTCAGTTGTGCCTAAGTCAATGATTTGGTAGATTCTCGCCAAGTGCATACCTACTGGTGCTATCTTGTTCGTGTAGTTTGATTCGCCACCTATGGGCGCATTTAGTGTTGGTAACATAACTGATTTGGATTTATTGATTAAAAATTAAAGTGAATTAAAGTGATTTAAACATGATGTGTGATGCCTGTTCTAACTTAGCCATTGCCTTATCGAATGCTTCAATATACTCTTCATTAGATACCGCTATATAATCACGATACATAAGAGGTACATTGTGATACTCTTCTTTGTGGAACTGACGAGCCATAACAGCGCAATTAGAATCGCATCGGGTAAAGATACCACTATAGCATCCCTCAGTTACGATTGAAACCATTGAGCCGTTCAAATGGTCATAGTGAAAATAGGTATTACCATCGGCAAGTTTAAAAATAGTTGATGTGTTCATAGTACATGAATTTAAATTGATTGATTAGAAAATTAGAAATGGAAATATAGGGAGGTCTGAGCCTCCCTTATTAGATTATTTTATCAAGTTTGTTCTTACAAGATTTTCAATCTTATCTAATATTTTATATGGAATATTAGAGCCATTTTTAGCAGTCCATTGTAAAGGTGCTGATAAACCATTAATGATTGCAATTCTTTGACCTTTGTAATAAACATCCATAAAACCATCATACATAGATGGTACATTTTTGAATTGTAAATCGTTTGTGTCGCTGATGTTTGATGTGTTAACTGAGATTTTCATAGTGTTTGATTTAGTGAGTGATTAAATGATTAGTGAATTATTGATAGGGCAAAGATAAAACCATTTTTTGATTCTGCAATACCTTAACTAAAATAAACACAATTATTTTTAATCACATTACGTAACTACTTGATTTTGTGCTACAAAACTTTTCTATTTTATTACTTGGCTACTAATACCAATACCTAAAAGTACACCTACACCAACCTTAAATGCAGTTGATTGATACCACTTAGGTTCTTTCTTAACATAGATATTAGAAAGGTTAGTGATTGACATAGTTGGATTGTCAATGTGTAATCTTACTACACTATCTGTTTTCCTCAATAACCTATTAATTAGACCATCTCTTAATGTATCTCCTACTGAATAGGTCAAAGTACCATTTGATACAATTGAATCTATTACAAGGCATCCAGTAGTGTCTATCTTACCATCTATTGACCACCAATCATTGTTATCCGAAAATTCAACTGGTAACTTAATGTAACTACTTGAATCAATTGTTATAGGTTCTGCAAGTTGAATCTTAGTATCTACAATAGTTTTATACTTAATCTTAACCACCTCTTTAGGATTGCGAATGGCTAATAGTTTTATTGCCATATCCCTTGAATCAATTTGACTTTGATAATTAACAGCCTGACTTATCAATTTACTTGAATCTGCTAAGTGTTGAACCTTATATGATTCTATTTCTTGCTTCATCTTACGATAGTCAATAGTTAGTTGACCATTCTTACCACAAGTATGAATAAAGATTAGCAACATAATGATACTAAATACTACCATCATTATCTTATCAACTGAGTCAAATTTATTTTGTTGCATAACCTCCAATTAACTTAATGAACTTTTGCCATTTCAATTCAAAGCATGACTTATCTCTTAAATTAGACCTCAAAACATTTTTAGCTACATAGATAGGCATTTCACGTTCAGTAACATAATGCTTAACTACAATTAGCAGTCTTTCGTCTGCCTCTTCTTCATCCATTGGTAAAGTTGATTCTATCATAACTGCCTTGTAGCTTTCTTTACCAATGCGTGTATTGATTCATCAAGTCTTTTCATTGAATCATCAACCATTTTCAATAGTTCATTTTGCTCTGATTCTTGCATCTTACCCTCTTTGTCAAGTAATAACTTAACCACACCAGCTACAGAGGTCAATGGTTGCCTTAATTCATGGCTTAACATAAACCTGAACTCTTCTAATAACTGCTTTTGTTTCTCATGTTCGTGACTTGTTATGCTGGTCACATCAGTTATTTGAAATCCAACAAAGTGAAGTGAGTCAAGTATTGCGTAACAATTCCACAAGCACCATCTTAACCCACTATTTTTCTGCTTAGTTCGTGCGTAAATTCTAACTGGATTAGGTGTAATCTCAATGGCTCTTTTAACTGATAGCACATAATCATCTAACTCACTATCATCTGAGATTATATCACTTACTTTTTTAGGTTTGATGTGACTTGAATACTCTTTGAAAAGGTCATTAGAACTTACTATCTTACCCTCATAGTCAGATACGACATACAACAAGTCAATACTATTGGCTAAGATGTATATTGCTGACATTAACCTAACTCTTTACAATCTTGTTAATCTTACGAATCATATCTAACCAATAGAATGTACTACGATATAACCAAATTGAGGTAGCTAATAACATTAACATCATTACAATTGAGTTTGATAAGTCACTATATAAGTAGTCTTGAACCATATTATTTTTACATTTTTGTATAGAATAAGGTTTTAATTCAAACTTTTCACCCTTAATTAACCACTTAGCATCACATGGCTGTATAGTATCTGATGCTCTAAATGGTATTATTGGTGTTGGTTCAACTATAACCTCAACAATTGGCTCAAATTTAGTTAATTTTTGGTCAACATATAGCGTTTCACCCCATTGATTTTGGTAGAGATACAAAGAAGTATCTCCCATGTAGTGATTTATAAAGGTAAATGGTTCAGTTTTCTTGATTTCCTTACGAATAACTACATAGGTAGTATCATAAGTAATCTTAGAAATGGATTGAATGGTATCTTTTACACCATCAGTCATTGTTACCCCCTTTCTCAGTTGGTTTCCACACCCATTTCAAGGTAACAACCGCACCAATTATATAGGCAAATGACTCTTTATCAATTTTCTTGGTAAAGAATAGCCAAAAGCCTATAATAGATACCAATGAGCCTATAGTTAAATGCCAGTACACCATAAGTAAGTCAGCTATTTGTTTGAATTTCTTAGGGTCGATAGCCATATCAACTATACGACCACCTTAAAATATAGTTCTGCTTCTTTTTCTCTTCTTTTAACCAAACCTTTCAACACAACACCACCACCACGATTCCATTTTAAGAACTCTAAAGCTATATTTGGGTCATTAGGGTTACTTAGTACCTTTTTGAGCAAGGTAGATGAACCTAATGCACCTAATCCACAATTAAAGGCAAATGATACAAGTGCATCAAATTGATATTGTGTTAACTTAACTGACTTAGTGTACTTAGATACGTATATATCAAAGTCTTTAAGGGTTGCTATGAGTAATACTTCTGCTTCGTCCTTATCTCTTAGCACATCTCCCATCTTGACATTAGATTTGTCAGGATAAAAGGTGCTTCCGTAGCCAATTGTAGCAACACCAGCACTACACTTATAGGCATTGAGCCTAAGTCCTTCAAATTCTTTGACCAATTGAATACCAGTCTTAGATATATTCATATTTTAAAGTGTATCAGTCGAATGCCGTTGTTAGATGATTTCATATTGGAATGCTATAACGCAAGATGTTAAATCAGCATTAGTATTTGCAGTTGTGATATCTACTTGCATAATACTGCCGTTTGAAATAATATTTATTGCAGTTATTTCAGCTAATGAAACGCCATCTTTAGACCATTGAATGACTCCTTGCAATTGCTTGTTATCTGTAAATGTTGTAGCAACTGGAAGTGATAAATCAAATGAGCCAGTATCTTCTGCAACATCCAATGTGATGTCAATTAACACAAATGCATTAACAATATTTCCAACTCTGATAAATGTACTTGGTCTAGGGAAAGTTGTTAAATTAGTTTCAGCACTTGCAGTCGGTGTATAGCTTCCACTTGAAAACATATTCCCCACCTCAATCTGCTTGGATGTGCCTTCGGGTGATTGCGATGTGTCGCTCACATCCACGATGTATAATAAGTCTTCATTGACAGCTGTGGTCAATGTCGCTAAGTCGGTAATTTTTACTCCTGCCATGATTCAATAATTATAGGTTTGTAAGTTATCAAAGGTAAGGCTTTCACCCACTCAATTGAGCATTGCTCAACTTCTTCGATGCTGATGATGTAATTGCCGTCAGCATCCAAGATAGGGTTGAAATAATTGTCTGGCATGAACTGAACGCCAATAAGGCTCTGAGCCTCTTCGTATGTTAGTAGGTGAACTTGCATTAGACTTGACGGGATAAGGTGGTGTTAAACGCTTGAACGGAGTTATAGAGTGCCGCTGCTTCTCCATCAGTCAAGCCGCTTCCGATGGATGCAAAAGCGCATTGTTTTCTTGAGTAGAATTGTGCCGTTCCGTTGTTATTCATAGCACCTAAATAATGATTTATATTTATTGGAGTTGTGCTTATCAATGTAGTGCTTTGAACAGATTTTGTGGAATTTCTCCAAGCATTTATTAAATTAGATGCAGTTCTATTTGCAATATAAAAAGCCCTTGAATCAGTATCTGCAAATGTTATTGTACCAG